CGACCTCTTTTGTAAACTTTTTAGGGTCATTGCACAAATCGAGTCGGTCGTATTCCGTTGTAATTACGAATTTGTTGTCTTGTGATAAGTAATGAACTTTTTGGTCTATTGCCATTTACCTCTCCTTTGATTCGGCAGGACGAGCAGAAACGCCTTTGTTTCGATGTGATTCTTTCCACTTTTGGTATATTACGCCTTCGCCAAAAGGCATTGTCATAATTATTGCCTTTGTCGGTTTTATACGAGATTTTATTTTATCGTAGATGTCGCTCATTTACCTCTCCTTACTCAAAAACTATTTTCTGACCTTTTTTGATTTTAGGGAATCCTTCGGGCGGAGCAAAAACACTTATGGTTGGAGAGTTAAAATTCTTATCTTTTCCGAGCCATTGTTTGAATTGCTCGCTCCAGGCAGGTTCGGTAGTCCATAAAGAATACAAAGTTTGCTTGCCTTTGTCTCGCGTGTAATACAATTTCACTTTACTCATTTTCGCCTTGCTCATTTCTTCTCCTTCGCGTCGGCAGGAGTAGTTTTAGGTCTCCAGTTTTGGCAAATAGTTTCTCCGCACGATTTGCTCGGTTGAAACTGCAATAATATAACCTTGAGGGAACACTTGCCTTTTTTCGCATTATTGCAAACGATGTTACAATAAACCGTAGTCATTTACTTCTCCTTAAAAAGGCGCTGGCCTGTCGGATAACGCCTTTGACCGCACGCTTTCGCGACGCTTTCGCGCTTTCTCGTGTGAACTCCATAAGTTTTGCCTTTTATGGCACGGGTCAATCGCATCCTGCTATGTCCTTAGCCCGAATACAGGCCAGCATATTTATTATAACAACCTGATTGTAGAAAGTCAAAGGGAAATCGGTTTTTGTTGCGCCAAATATGAAAATCAGATTCTCTTGTTTACAGGTTTCTAAGAAACCCTTAGTTGGAGGCAAACTGGTAGGCAAATAGGAGGCAAATTCCCTGTTTTCTGTTATTTTCTTGACATCTGTATCGCCTGTATGGTTTATTGCGCTGTATGGCGCAAATTTCACAGGCCGCAAAAGACGAGGTTCTTAAAACCAAAATGGCCGTCAATCCTGCTATTTGGGCGAAACGCAGTAAAATTAAATTGCCTAACGGCGTTATATTTTCATTCGACGACCGGCCATACCTGATTGAACCGATGTCGTCGCTTGCGCCGGAAATATGCTGTATGAAAGGTTCTGGCGGCGGGTTCAGCGTTAGCGTTGGGGCTATACCGTCGATACACGGTTGTTGTTATAGCAGGTATCCACAAGGCGTAGGCAATTATTTTCCCACCCGCGACGCTATGCAGGATTATGTCAAGGCGGTGTTTAATCCACTTGTGCAAGGTAATCCGCATACCATAGGCAAATACGTCAAAGCGGGCGGCAAGGGAACGGATACCGCTTCTCTTAAAAGAATAGGCAATAGCAATATGTTCTTTCGTGGGGCTACACTCACTCCTGGCGAAGATGGTCAGGAAGCTGCAAAATCAATTTCGGCAACAAGCATACAGTTTGACCGTCTCGTTCCCGACGAAACCGACCAGATGGACAGCGAAATCTTCGTCAAATTAGTCAAGAGAATGGCCAATGCCTGTGTTGACGGGATTAAGGGGAAATACGAAATTCGCTGGATTGCCAATCCTTCTGATAACGACCGAGGCATTGATTTATTCTGGCAGTCATCAGACCAACGTGAATGGTTCAGGCAGTGCCAATCCTGCGGCGAGTGGACTTGCGCCGAACTGCAATTTAAGGATAATCCTGAAAAATGCGTCGGGTTTTATCCTGACCTTTTGCCCGACGGCAGGAAAAAGGGTTACATACGCTGCATAAAGTGCGAAAAGCCGGTCGATATTGCTCCAGGTAAATGGATTCCGCAAAAACCGGAACGCGCCAAATTGCTGGGCTATCACTGGTCGCACCTGACGAGTCATTACCAGAATCCGGCGAAAATCTTAGAGGACTATCGTAACCCTCCGCAGGGCAACCTCGGAGATATTATCCGTCTTGACCTCGGCTACCCGTATTCTTCAACCGCGGATAAACTTCAAAGGAGTATGGTTCTGGCCTGTTGCGGGCGAGAAGGTATGCCGGAAAACCATTCAGGGCCGTGCGCAATAGGCGTGGATAATGACGATAACAAGCACGTCGTCGTCGGCATAAGAACGGGCAATGACCGATACGAAGCATTGAAATTCCTTCGCACAACTACTATTGATTTCAACGAGGTTTACGACCTTGTTCGCCGATACAATATCAAATTCGGCGTCGTCGATATTCGCCCGAATAAAGATAGCGCCGTGCAATTCCAAAAGGCGTGCGCTTCTGTCGGTTGCAAAATCTTTTTGTGCGAATATACGGATTCCCCATTGCAGGACGCGAACTTTAATGATAATACCGGAATAGTCAAGGTATATAGAACGGGCATCTTCGACACGACGCACAGGATAATCAGTAACCAGCAGATTGTCCTGCCGAGGCAAAGTTCGACGGTCGATGAGTTCGCCCGCCAGTGTTGTAATTGCGTTAAGAGCAAGGACGAAAGGCGCAAGGACACAGTGATTTACAGATACGTAAAAACCGGCGACCAGCACGACCACTACCGCAATGCCCTTAACTATTTTGTGATTGCGGCAAACCGAGTGCAGAGAGTTAATCGCTTCAAATCGAGCAATCGTGTCCTGACTTGCGATAATAACTATCGGAGAATATAAATATGCCATATCAACCTTGCCATAGTGAAGGCACACATAAAAACGAAAACGATATTAAACGTTTAATCGTTGACGGTTGCCGTCGCGGGGTCTGCACTCACGACGGCTGTGATATTCCGCTTGAAAAGCGCGGCAGGGTCGGCAAAGGGAGTCATTATATCGCTAATCAGAATGTAGGGCTTTTAACCTCTGCCGAAGAAATGATTGCAAGAATGAGAAAAAACGGTATTCTTCCAAAGAAATAATCGAAAGGAGCAAAAATGACTTTAATAGGAAACAGAGACCTTACAAAGAACAGCGAGACCGCTGGTGTTGTTCTGGTTACAATAGCAGGCAGTCCGGTTGATATAAGTCCTTCTGCGCAGGTCTGCGTAAGTTGTCTTGTGCAGCTTAAAAGCGGAACTGGTTGTTATATGAACATCGGGGCCGCTGCAACGACCTCTCATTTTTTAATACCAAAAGCAGGAACTACACCTCCTATTGAAGTGCCTGTTACGGATTTGTCGTTATTGCATTTTATCGGCACTGCCGCCGATGTAGTCCAGATTCTTTGGCGTTCATAAAGGAATAATCTGTGGCTGATTTTAGTGCAGACCAGTATATCTTGATGCAGCAGGACGAAGAACAGAAAGCGAGCAATTTCCGCAATCTGTATCAGGATGTCGCCAATTTTATGCTTCCGCGCGAAAATCAGATTATATCGGAACGCGCGGCGGGCGAGGACAAGTCCGTAGATATTTACGACCCAACTGCGATGATGGACTTGGACGATATGGTGTCCGGCCTGTCTAATGCCTTTTTCCCGCCTGGTCAACAATCATTCGCTTTAACAATCAGGAACAGGGAATTAGTAAATCGTGATAATGTGCTCCGATACCTTGCCCTGGCTGCGCAGATAACACACGATGAATTGTTCGCATCTAATTTTATGCTTCAGCTAAACGAAACGCTTACCTCGCTTGTGGGTTTTGGAACTGGCAATCTGTTCTCGGAATATGTCGTTGACGATTACCTGCCTCTCGGATTAAACTTCAAGGCGTGGGACATTCCAATTTATACAATCAAACAAAGTCATACAGGAATGGTGGATACTGTCATATTAAAATTCCCGTTCACTGCTCGTCAGGCGATTCAAAAATGGAGTGATAATGCCGGAGAGGACGTTATCAAGGATACAAAAGACCTCAAAACTGAAAGTAATCGCCACTGGTTTATCCACGTTGTCCGGCCACGCCAGAAAAGAAATCCTGCGATGCAGGACGTTATGAATATGCCGTTTGAGTCGGTTTACATAAATATCAAAGATAAGAAAATCATCGAGGAAGGTGGATACCGACAGCAATGTTATGCCGTTCCTCGTTGGAAGAAATCCCCAAGCGAGAAATATGGCCGAGGCCAGGGAACGGTCGCTTTGGCCGGAGTCAAGACTTTACAAAAAATGTGGCACGATTTTATTGAGTTCGGCGACAAAAGCGTTAATCCGGCGAGAGAAGTTTTGCAGGAATTTGAAGGCCAGTTGCGGGTAACTCCGGGCGCGCAAAATATCGTTATGACACTGCCTTCGTCGAGAATCCTCGATTTGGGCGCACAAAACATCCAGTTCGCTGAAAAAGCCCACCAAATGCAGGCCGATGTCATTCACAGGGCGTTTTTCGTCGATGTATTTGCCCCGCTTGCTAATCTGCCGGGCGACCGAAGAACGACCGTTGAGATTTACCAGCGCGTGGCACAGGCGATGAAGAAACTCGCTATGCCGGTTTATCGACTTCAATCGGAATTGTTTACGCCGGTAATTGAGCGAGCCGTTTTGCTTCTTATTGAACACGGCAGAATACCAAGCCCTGAAAAAGTTGGTATTCCCGAATTGGCCGGGCAGAGTTTTGGAATCGAATATGTCAGCGAGTTGGCTATGGCAATGAGAGACCAACAGGCAAGAGCGTTCGAGAGGTTTGCTGCGGTTATCTCACAATTAGACCCCGTATTTCCGGGCGCAAAGGATAATATCAATATGGACAGGGGTTTGCCGAAACTTGCCTTGACTTGGGGTATGAGACCGGAAGATTTGAATACAGACGAGGAAAAGGCGGCAATCCGCCAGCAAAGGGCGCAGGAATTGCAGGAACAGAAAATGGCAATGGCGGCACAAGTCGCTTCGGAAGCATACGGCAAAACCACCAAAGCGCCGGAAAAAGGTAGTCCCGCAGCGGCATTGACGGGAATGGCTCGATGAAAATTTGTAAAAGATGTGGCATAGAAAGGGATATAAAAGAATTTAGATTCAAGTATTATCCTATCGTCAGCCGGTCAACTTATGGGAGTAAAATAAGATGCCTAAAGAACTTGAAAGACGTTTGTTAATGCGGGCCAAAAAAAGACGCTTTTCCAAAACGAGGACAGGCGCTTATGTTTACGGAACAATGCGTAAAATGGGTTGGAAACCAGAAAGAGAGAAATAAAATGGCCAAACCTTATGTAGTTACTGCCAAAGAAGGAATCGGCGCTCAATTAAAAAGGCCGGAAGCGGGAAATCCGAAGATTATCCCTGGAACACCAACTACCTGGCAGCACAAAATGAGGCCGAGTCCAAAATTAAGTCGCGGAGAATATCTTCGTTGGCTGCGAAAGAAAATGAAGATGGCGCGGAAGGGCGGCAAGTGGACACCCGAAGAAGAGGCGTCTTCTTGAAATGGATATAGGCAAGATACGTCGCAAAAAATGGGAAGCCAATTATAGCGACGGCTTAAAGAAAGCGTTAAAATTATGCCGGAAAATAAAGACCGGACATTCAAAAATGAGGCAGGTTCATAAATGACGACCGAAGAATTGAAGCAATTAAATGGCGATGTGAAAGCGACCTTCGTTGAATTTGAGGCGGGCAGGCGCGTTTATAAATGGCTCGAACAAATTTGCTTCAAAAGAAAATGTGCGCTTGTGGCAGACAGACCGGATATTAGCGCTTTTAATGAAGGACACAGAGACGTTATTATTGAAATCGACGAGCGAATAAGAAGGGCGGACGAACCGCCGCCAGAACCTTTAGACACTATAAACACAAAGGAGAAATAAAATGCCTGAAATGGAGACACTCGGAACGACTGGCTCTCCTGCGACAACGCAGACACAGACGACAGGGGTTGCGACCTCTACAGAGACACAGCAACAGCAATTACCACAAACGAATTATCAGCAATTCATCGACAAGGATACGGGGCTATTGCAGGGCGATTGGAAGAACAAGTATGTGCCGGAAGATATGCGGCACGAAAAGGTTTACGATAAACTTGTCAATATGGAAGGCGTTTTCAAGCAAATTGGCGTTCTCGACCGCGCAGTGGGCAAAAAAGGCGTTGTTGTGCCAGGCAAAGATGCGCTACCTTCGGAGATTGATGCTTTTCACCGCGCTTTAGGCAGGCCGGATAAACCGGAAGATTACAAAATTGAGTTCACCGAGGAGTTGAAGGATTATTACGACCCCAAGACAATCGAGACATACAAAGGCGTTGCCCACAAAATAGGTCTTAATCCTTCCCAAGCGCAGGCCATTATGAACCTGAAAATGGAAATGGACAATGCCGACATCGCTTTTATGCAGCAGGACGAGGAAAGGGAATTGCAGGAAACCGAAGATGCGCTTCGTGCCAAGTGGGGTTCGGCCTACGATACCCGCGCCCATCTTGCCCGTTATATGGTTCACCACAACACTGAGATAGGCAAACAAAGAGAAGAAATAGTCGAAAAATTAGAGAAAGACCCCGTTATGGGAGATTTCATTGCAACTATCGCCAAGAAATTCGTAGAATCAGGGGCGTTACGAGATGTGGAAATGACAAACGCGATAACGCCCGCCGAGGCGGAATCGCAAATGAAAGAAAAAATCGCCGAACATCAGGCGCACGTAAAATGGAAATACGATAATCCTGCTGGGTATGCCCGTGAGGAAAAGGAAATAGACAATTTGGCAAAAATAGCCGCATCAGGCGGAAGATAGTCGATACCCTGAAAAGGCCGACAACTTGGCGAAAGTATAAATCGCCGTCGAATGGACGTTAAGCATTAGGCAAGACCTCTGCGTAAGAGAAACTCAAGCCGATTAACAACTTGATTTTGTTTTACGAAAGGAGGCAACTTATGCCTACTCCAACAGTTTTTGATATTTATGTAAAGAAGTTCAGTCCGAACCTTTACCAGTTGGCCCAGGCAACTGAGTCCAAATTCGCGTCGAAGGTTCGCAGGGAAAGTGTCGCAAATGCCGAGGAGGCATATTTCGATACGGTAGGCCCTGACGATGACCCCACCGAGGATGCCACGCACAAAGGCGATACGCCGGATTCCGAAGGGAATTATGGCCGGCGTAAAGTAAAACCGACAAAATGGCACAAAGGCAGAGTCCTTGACGATAAGGATTTGGCGAGAACGCTTGCCGACCTTAACGGTTCTACCACAAAGTCCTTTGCTATGTCTTTCGGCAGAAAGAAAGACAAAATCATCATTGACTCGATGCTTGGAACTGCCTATATCGGAAAAGATGGGACATCGACAGTTACGTTCATCAATGAATCAATCAGCATGAACGCTATTACCGGCGGCTCGATAACAACGCTTGGCACAGGCGCATCGGTAACATCGGCTGTTGGCCTCGAACTGGCGAAGATGCACCGGATGATGCAGGTTTTCAACGATGCAAATGTCGATGAAAATAT